AAAGAATTTCAAACTATATTGGAAGATGGGGTTAGTTATGATAGCGATGCTGGGGGATCAATCTCTGCTAGTGAAAGAGAACCTTTACACGGATATAGACGATTAACTAGATAATGGCTGTTGCGGTTAAGGTAAAAACGAATCAAAAATTAGTAGCAAAAAACTTTAAAAGACTTGCAAAGAAACTCCCTCAATTTATTGATAAAGGACTTTTACAAGCTGGATTTCATTTATTAGATATTATCAGAACTAAAACTGCTAAAGGACAGGATTTTAGAGGAAATCCATTTGCACCTTATTCAGAGGGTTATTTAAAACGATTAGAAAGAGAGGGTAAAAAAACAGCAGTAGATTTATTTTATTCAGGTCGAATGTTAGGTGCTTTGACTCCTAGCGGAAAAACTGTAAGAAAAATAGGTAATAATATTGTTAGTGTTTCTTTCTCAAATTCCCAAATGCGACAAAGAGCATTATTTAATCAAGTTCTTGGTAATACAAAAAGAGAATTTTTTGGCTTTAATTCAAGAACAGAAAATATTATAGGTAAAGCATTTAATAGGTTTGTAGAAAAACAAATAAGGGCAACAAGAATATGAGTGTAAGAGAAGATATAGCAGCTAATATTAAAACAGTTATAGACGCAATCAGTAGTCCTGATGTTAAGCTCTGTACTAGACAGCCATTTGAATTAGAAGAATTATCACAAGCACAATATCCAGCAGTTATTATTCAAACATCAGAAGAAAATAGAGAAGATCAAGAATTAGGAAGTGGTGCTAAAACTAGAACTGGCACTATTGACTTTGTAATACTAGGTTTTGTTAAAGGTGCAAATACCAATATAGATACATTGAGAAATGCTTTAATCACAGCGATTGAAACTGCCCTTGAAAGTGATATAACTAGAGATTCCAACGCACTCGATACCGAAGTGATCCAAGTCGAAACCGATGAGGGTACATTATTTCCAGTAGGCGGTATTAGAATGGTTGTAAGATGTATGTATAAATATGATGCTGGAACACCATAGGAGAAACAATGTCAATAGACAAAACATTAGATAAGATAGCAAAAAAAGTACACCAAATAGAAAAATTACACGACAAAGAATCTTTACTTTGCGAAGAGGTTAAAGATTTGGTAGAAGAGATTAGAGAAAAACAAACAGATATTGAGGAAGAAGAGGATTTTGAAGAAGAAGAGCTTGACGATGATATTAATGAAGATATTGACGAGGAAGAAGAAAAGGATTAAAAGGATTTATTATGGCTAAAGATATTAAATTATATAAAGATGGGCATGAAGTTATAATTAACGAAACTCAACTTGAAAATTTTATAGCACTTGGTTATAAGCAAGAACAAGACAAACAAGTAAAAATAAAAAAGGAAAATAAAAAATGGCAACACATCACGGAAAAGAAGGAGTCGTAACTGCTGGTGGAACTGGTATAGGCGAACTAACTGGTTTTACACTTGAAACTACTGCAGATGTTGTAGAAGATACAGCTTTAACAGATGCAACTAAATCATTTGTAGCTGGAAGAACATCATTTTCAGGAACTTTAGAAATGAATTATGATGAAACTGATTCTCCGCAACAAACATTAACTGCTGGTTCTTCAATTTCTTTTATTTTATTACCAGAGGGTAATAGTTCAGGAGATGAAAAATTTACAGGTACAGGAATTATAACTGGAATGTCAGTTAATAACTCTATGGATGCAATCATTTCAAGAAGTGTGACTTTTCAAGGTACAGGAGCATTGACAAGAGCAACTGTCTAATATTAATTTATGTCAGTTATTGACAGGGCAAAATCTCATTTTGAGAGTCTAGGACTTCAATCTATTGAAGTTCCTGAATGGAAAGATGACGATGGCAAACCTACCAAGATTTTTTGGAATCCAATTACTTTAGCTGAAAAAAATAAATTACTTAAAACGACTGGCAATCTTAATGATGTTAGCTTACTTGCTGACATTTTAATTATGAAAGCTTTAGATAAAGATGGGAAAAAAATGTTTTCCCTTGAAGATAAACTTGCATTAATGCACAAAACCGATCCTGATGTTTTAGCCACCATCGCTAACAAAATGGTACAAGCTATCTCGCATGACGAGGTAAAAAAAAACTAAAATCCAACCCTGAATTAAAAAATTTACTTATTGTTGCAGATAGGTTAAAAATAACATTATCCCAGCTTTTAAAAATGGAAGTATGGGAATATAATTATTGGTTAGGTTATTTGATGCTTGAAAATGAAGAACAAGAAAGACAAGCGAGAATAGCCAAACATGGAACATATAAGTAATGGCACAAAATTTAAAGATAAATATACTAGCAAAGGATAAGACTAAAGCAGCTCTTAATGGAGTAAGAGGAAGATTAGCTGGTCTTAAAAATGCGGTATTTTCTTTAAAAGGTGCTTTTGTAGGTCTAGGTGCTGGTCTTGTTATTAAATCATTTGTATCAACAGGAAGAAGCATTGAGGACTTAAATGTTCGATTAAAACAATTATTTGGCAGTACACAAGAGGGTGCAAAAGCTTTTGATGTCATGTCAAAGTTTGCAGCTAGAGTTCCTTTCTCACTAGAGCAGATTCAAGCCGCATCAGGTAATCTAGCAGTTGTTGCTGGAGATGCTGATAGACTTTCAAAAATATTAGAAATTACTGGTAATGTAGCAGCAGTTACAGGAATAGATTTTAATGTAGCAGCCGAACAAATCCAAAGGTCATTTGCTGGTGGTATAGCAGCAGCCGACATCTTTAGAGAAAGAGGTGTTAGGGATATGCTTGGTTTTAAAGCTGGTGCAACTATATCAGCCGAAGAAACAGTTAAAGCATTTGAAAAAGTATTTGGTAAAGGTGGAAGATTTGGTGGAGCAACAAAAGAATTATCTACTACATTTACTGGTACATTATCAATGTTGGGCGATAAACTTTTTAATTTTAAAAAGAATGTAGCTGGAGCACAATTTTTTGATGAACTTAAAAAAGAATTTAAAAGTTTAAACATATTTATAGAAGAAAACTCTGAAGATTTTGAAGCGATTGCAAACGCAATAGGAAAAGTTTTAACAGTTGCAGTTAAAGCATTTGCTGCTGCTGTTAGAGGTGTTGCAAGAGCAGTAGGATTTTTAAGAGAGCAATATAATAATCTATTAAAACTATTTGGCAAAGAAATTACAATAGTAAAAGAATTTAAAAAAGCAGAGCATCACGCAACAGAATTAAATATTCAACTTACTAAATCAAAAACAATATTAGAAGAGGTTAATGAGGGAATTAAAAAAATTAATAAAGAATTTAGCATTTCAAAAGAAGTAGTTGGACTAATCAAAAGTGGAATATCAAGCTTTTCAAAAACTTTAGCAGAAACTATAGTTCTTGGAAAAGAATTAAACAAATCTATGAAAGAATTAGCACAAAGAATTATGGTAAGTATTCTTCAAAAAATTATTGAAAGAATTGCACTTTTGGCAGTTGAAAAAGCATTACAAATAGCTTTAGTTTCTTGGGAAGAAAGAAAAAGACAAAAAATTGAAGAACAAAATAACGCATTAAAAAAACAATTAGGATTAAGAGCAGCTTTAGGAGTGTCTAGTTTCTTTGGTAATTTTTTTGGAAAACAATCTGGGGGAGCAGTATCAAAAGGCAAACCAACTATTGTAGGAGAACGTGGCCCAGAACTATTTGTACCAAACCAAACAGGACAAATAACACAAAACGCAAGAGGAGCTGGTGGCAGCCCTGTTAATGTTAATTTTAGTATCACAACTTTAGATGCTACTGGATTTTCTGAAATGTTAGCACAAAACAGAGGAACAATTACATCTATTATTAATAATGCTATGAACGAAAAAGGAGCAAGAGGTATCGTATAATGAGTGGAGCATTTCCAATATCAACTTCTAAATTTGAAACATTAGGCATTAAGTCTATTCAACCAACTCTTATTTCTAAATCTATAAGTGGAAAAAAATTATCAAGAACGATTGATGCACAACGATGGGCATTTACTATTTCTGTTATTACCTCAACTAGAGCAACTGCGTATGGAGAGTTAATGGCTTTTATAGTTAAGCAAAGAAGTGGAAAAGAAAACTTTACTGTTGTTCCTCCAGAAATAGAAGATGCTAGAGGAAGTGAAACAGGAAGTGTTTTAGTTAATGGTAATCAATCGGCTGGAGATACAACAATCGCTATGGATGGATTTGGTGGAGATGGAGCTGGAAGATTTAAA